AATGTTTTGAATAGAGACCAAAAGAATAAAAGCATTATAACAGAATACAAATTAATGGAATACTCATTTCTTACAAGTTGGGGAGCTAATCAATTAAGCACCGTTCAAGATGTAAAGAGTATTAAGGGGCATTATGGTGTATTAGAACTAATTGAAAAGTCTTATAACTTAGACTATTCAGATGCACGATTAAAACAAATAGAACAATTATTAATAACACTTACAGATAAAGAGCCGTCTAAAAAAACTGACACTTCCAATGAAAAGCCGTTAGACATTGCAAATATTATTAACGAATTTACAAAAACATTAAAATAATGGAATTAAAAGAATTACAAGACGCATTATCTAACCTAAAAAATGAGGTTAAAGGCGCAAATGAACAGGAAGTAAAAAGAGCAATCGAGGTTTTTGAAACTAAAAACAAAGAATTTATCGCAAACCAAGTAAAAGAGGTTAAAGATGAATTAGAAAATCAATTAAAAGAATTACAGAAACACGCTGACATTTTAGATGTTAAGTTGCAAGGTAAGCAAGTTGCTGACGCAAACAAAGGTAAAGATTTCTTAAAAGTTGCTATTGAAAGCAAAGGAAAAGAAATTACAGAAATGCGAAAAGGTGGTTCTGTAGATATTGAAATTAAGGCGGTTGCAGATATGACTACTGCAAACCTTACAGGAGATGAGCCAAGAAGTTACAACTATGATATAGTTAAATTTCCATCTCAAAAAGTAAACGTAGCTGATTTAGTTGGTTCTGTTAATATTGACGGAGGTACTTATACGTATACAGTTGAAGGTGCTGGTGAGGGTTCTATCGGAGCGCAAACAGAAGGAGCTACAAAGAATCAAAGAGATTATGACTTTACTACTGTTGATGTAACAACTGACTTTATCGCTGGTTTTGCAAGATATAGCAAGAAAATGAGAAACAATCTTTCTTACATTACTTCTGCTATTCCAATGTTGTTAAGACGTGATTACTTTAAAGCTGAAAACAGCGCATTTAACACAATCTTAGCATCTGATGCAACTGCATCAACTGAAATAATTACAGGAAGTTCTAAGACTAAAATGTTAATGAATGAGATTGCAAAGTTAGAGAATAACGATTATGAGACCAACGGAATTGTAGTTAGACCAGATGCGTGGATGGATATGTTAAAGACTGCGAAGCAAGATTTAGAAAGTGCCGTTACTTATGAGGGTGGTATTTTAAGAGTTGCAGGTGTTCAAGTGTTAAAAGCTACTTGGTTAACTGCTAACAAATATTTTATCGGTGATTGGTCAAGAGTTAACAAAATTAATACTGAGGGTCTTTCTTTAGAGTTTTCAGATGTTGAGGGTGATAACTTTACAAAGAACAACATTACTGCAAGGATTGAAAGCCAAACAGCTTTAGCTGTTGAACAGCCTTTAGCGTTAGTGTTTGGAGATTTTACATCAGTTTAATATTAATATTTAATACATAAAATTATGGCAAAAGTAACAAAAGAGTTTTTCTGTATACAGGAAAAGAAAACCTATAAAGTAGGTTCGGAATACAAAGGTAAAAGAAAGGATTTAGTTCATTTACTTGAAGGTTATAAACCTAAAGAAGATTAGTAGAAATACATTCTTAAATAATTAATAGAGCATATTTGTATAAGTATGCTCTATTTTTTTTATATTTGTAATAAATAATATTTATAATGGCATATTTAGACGTCTTAACGTTAGCGGAAACAAAGAACTATTTAAGAGTTGATGACACTTTAACAGAAGATGATGCACGTATAACATCTTTTATTAAAAGTGCTTTGTCGTACATTGAAAAGCAAACAAATGAGTTAGTGTATACAAGGTCTAAAGAGTATTTTTTTAGTAATTATTGCGTGTATGTTTATGACTATCCAATTAACGAATTAATAACACCTATAACAGCAGAACAAACGGAAAAGCAAAGTTATTCTATATTTACAACTAATTCAAGTGATGACGTTAAAGTAACGTTAAACGTTGGTTATGCGAATCCTGATGACGTACCAAGTGAAATAAAAGATTGTGCTTTAGAATATATTAAATATTTGTATTATGATGCTGAAACAAATTCAGGAACAGCGCAAAAGATACCACCTTATATTGATGCAATGATATTTAGTTTGAAACGATTTATAATTTAATGAGGGCGAGAAAATACAATAAAAGAATAGAAGTATGGCAAACGTTACCAGAGGCGCAAGATGAGTTTGGAGACAAATCAGTAACACCACAGCTAATTACAACTACTTGGTGCGAGTTGATTACAACAAATACAGTCTATAGAAGTACTGATATGGGTATTATTGACACAACTGATACTATCACTATAAAACTACGTAAAAGGAATGATTTAACGTATAATAGTAAAAACCAATTCTTTAAATATAGGGGTTTGAAATATGTAATACAAACAGAACCTATAAATGTAGGTTTTGAAGATAGGGAAATTATAATAACATTAAAAAAAGAAATGAGTAAAGGAGTTGATACGATTACGCCTATTGGTAATCAAAATCAAAACCAAAATCAAAACCAGAATGGGCAAGGGCATTGACAATATCATTAAAAACATTAAAGCATTTGGCAAGGATACTGAAAATCATATTGATGTAGTTATAAAACAAACAGCCGAAGAAATAAAAGCTAATGCAAAAATTAATGCACCTATAAATAACGGTAAATTAAACGAAAGTATATTATCAGAAAAAACAGAAGGCAAAAAATTAAGTTATAGTATTTATGTTGGGGGTGTTGCTCGTAGCTATGCGCCTTTTGTAGAGTTTGGTACAGGTAAACAAGTTAGTGTACCACCCGAATTAAAAAAGATAGCATCTCAATTTAAAGGTAAAGGTGGTGGTTTTGAAAAAGGCTTACAAAGCATAAAAGATTGGTGTAAGAATAAAGGAATAGATGAAAAAATGGCTTTTCCTATTTTTATGAGTATATTAAAAAAGGGTTTAAAACCTAGACCGTTTTTATACCCAGCTTTCTTAAAAGGGAAGAAAATATTGAAACAAGATTTAAAAGATTTATTAGAAGATTTAACAAAAAAACACAATGGATAAACCAATACCTAACAAATGGGTAAGAAAAGCTATTTTAACAGCTACTTCAAATATGGTAGTAAACGGTATTAATATACCTGTTTATGATCTTAGAGTGCCTACAAATGGCAATGTAAACCATTATGTATTAATTACTACACAAACAAACTCAGTTAATAAATACACAAAATGCGGTTATGCTTATGAATCTACTGTTTTACTCGATATTGTTACTTCTTATTATGGAACTGGTAACGAACTTAAACGAACGTTAGCAGATGACATTTTAGACAAATTAAGAGAGTTAACAAACAATTTAACTTTAGATGTTGCAAGTGGTTTAAATATCCATAGACAAACGCAAGATTTCCCTGCAGGAATTGAAACAATTACACCGACTGAAAACATATTTAGAAGATTTTTGAGAATAGAAATGTTTATTAATTAGAAAAATTTATACTAAAAAAAAATCTAATAGATTTTATTTATTATATTTGTTATATTAAATAAAAATATTTAAAATGAGTAATTACGTTAAAACAAAAACCGAAATTCTATCTATATGGAATGGTAGTGACGCTTATAGACCTGTAGTATGTCTAACATCCCATAATATATCTGAAAGTGTAGATGAAATTGCAACAAGAACAAAATGTGATTCAGATGGAGCTACACAAAAAAGAGAGGGAGCTTACACTTATGAGATAGGTTTTGATGGTGTTTATTCTGACCCTGATGGAGCTTTTGAGGGTTATGAGCAGTTAACTACAAGACTAAGAAATAGAGGTGGTAACTTTACTTGGAAAATATCTACAAGATATTCAGACGCTTCAACTTTTGATAATTATGGAAGTGGTTTTTTATCAAGTTTAGAAAAGACTGCTGAAATTGATTCTGATGTAACTTTTACAGGTTCAATTATGGGGAGTGGATTAATTACAACAACTGACCCAGAAGCCTAGATAAATGCAAAAACAATTAGTTTTAAAAATAGGAGGTAAAAAGAGAACTTTTACTTTTGGTTTATTATTTATAGGTGAAGTTTTAGAGCGTTTAGATTGCGATTATAACGAGATGTTAGAAAAGGTTATTAAAAACCCTTTTAAATATGCACCTGTTTTGATGTTTGAAAGCCTAAAAAACAGTTATAAAAAGGATAAAAAAGAGATAGACTTTACAGAAGATAATGTTATTGAATGGCTTGAAAAAGAAGAGTTGTTCGGTACTAATTTAATCTTATCTTTTATTAACACTTTTATAGGTAACAACGAAAATAAAACACCGTTAGAAAGTTCTGAAAATGAAAGTAAAGATGTAAAAAAAAAATAGATTGGTATAAAGATATTATATCTTTTTGCTTGGGTGAATTTAATTTAACCTATGATTATTTATTTACAATGACAATGGCTGAATTTAACATTCGGCTTTTTGCTTTTTATAGAATGGAGCTAAAAGAGAATATAAAAACAAGAGAAATAGCTTACAATAGTTATATCGGTGGTTCAATGAATTTAAAGAAGTTACCAACAAAGAAACAATTTTGGGATTTAGGTATAAAAAAAGCAATACCAAAAATAAATAAACAGGCAATGGAATTTTTTAAACAGGCTCAACAAGAATACAATAATAGACACAATGGGAAATAGATTAGAAGTTGAAATTGGCGCAAAGATTAAGGAGTTTCAGACCAAAGTAGCACAGGCTTTAAAACTAACAGACCAATTAAAAGCAAAAGAAAAGGAACTAAAACAAGCGTATAAAGATGGTACTATTTCGCAAGAAAAGTACTATAAAAGTTTAGCAAGTAATGCTACGAGATTAACCAAAGTTTCAAATGCTTCAAATAATTACAAGAAAAGTTTAGGAAATCTTAGCGGTGGTTTTAACGGTGCGACTAAAAGTATACAAAGCGGTGATAATGCAATGTTAGCCTTTTCCAGAACGGTACAAGATGCACCTTTTGGAATGATGGGTATTTCTAACAACATTACCAACTTAACAGAACAATTTGGGTATTTAAAGAAAAGAACAGGGTCTGCTGGTAGTGCATTAAAAGCTATGTTAGGCAGTTTAAGTGGTTTTGGTGGTATAACCTTAGCAATATCTTTAGCGACCTCTGCGTGGTTAATGTTTGGTGATAAGATAATGGCTACTACAAGCAAAACAAAGGAGTTTGTAGATGCTTTAAAAGGTGTGTCTTCGACTGGTATTGTTGAGTTTAAGGCATTAACTGATGTAATGTTAGACAATAACTCTACACAAAAAGAACAAAGCAAAGCATTATCTATTTTAAAAGATAAATATTCAGATTTTGACACCTCATTATTAACAACAAAAGGTAATTATGAAAAATCAAAGATTGCTATTGATGCTTATATTGGTAGTTTAGTTCAACAAGCAAAAGCACAGGCGGCTCTTACTTTAATACAAGAAAAACAATCTAAAATATTAGCTTTAGAAGAAGAAAAAGCCTTAAAAATTAAAGCACGTTTTGGAGTTGCTACTGTAAAAGAAGCCGAAGACCAAGTAAAAAAAGAACAAGCTAAACTTGATAAAGGTTATGATGTTAAGCAAAAAAGATTTGTTCAAAATGCAAATTATGCTTTAAATAATTTAAAAGATTATAATAAAAGTGAAATTGACGAAATAACAGAACAAATTTCAACACTAACTAATTTAGCAAACGTAAAAGATTTGATTTTATTTGGTGGTAAAAAAGGTAATAAAGATAATAAAAAAGATAATTCAGTAGGTGGTGGTCGAAAACCTGTTTTTATAGATTTCAAACTAGATAAGGGTAGTTTTGAAGAAATAGAACAAATAGATTTATCGGATAAATGGGTAGGTGATAGTCCTTTTGATTGGGAAAAGTATTACAATTTAAAAGAGTGGGATAATCAAAGACAATTACTATCTGAAAAAATGGCTTTATTAAATGAGCAATCTAAACAAATGATACAGGGCGCAATGACTAGTACTTTTAGCGGTATTGGTCAAGCAATAGGTAATGGTTTAGCACAGGGTACAAGTGTTTTAGCTGCGGTTGGTGGTGCTTTAATTAGTGGTATTGGTAACTTGATTTCTGCAATGGGTGATAAGTTAATTCAATTAGGTACTGCTGCGGTTTTAGCGGGTACGGTTACTAAATTATTTGGAGCTGTTACAGGGATTGGAGCGGGTTTAGCTGCAATTGCAGGTGGTATTGCTTTAAATGCTGCGGGTAGTGGGATGTCTAGTTTTGGTGGTGCTGGTGCTGATAATTCCAACGTACAAGGCGGACAAGGTAGCTCATTTAGTGGTGGTTCATCATTTAGTAGCGGTGGCGGTTCAGTTGGTGGCGGTACGGTTGTATTTGAAATACAAGGGCAAAAATTAGTAGGTGTTTTAAGGAATACTTTAGATAGAAATAGAAACTTAGGAGGTACTTTAACGATATAATTATGGCTTTAAAATATTGGTTTGAATTTACAGATGTAAAAGAAATAGTACATAGATGCGAAATATACAATGATTCTTTTGTAGGGGATTCTACACAAATATACGGTAACTTAACAACGAACAAAGCAACGGTAAAAGATACATTAGAAACAATTAGAGGCGGTGGTTTAACCATTAATTTAGAAGCTAATTTAGATTTAAAGTTTGATGACTTTTATAGTGAAAATGAACGTACATTTTCAGTAAAATATATAAGAGATGGTGTTAGTGAGTTTTTAGGTTGGTTATCGCCTGAGGGTTTATATGAATCTTTTGTAGAGGATAAATGGATAATTAGCTTAGATTGTACTGATGGTTTAGGGTTCTTAAAGAATTTATCTTATGTAGAAAATGATACAGGATTGCCATTTATAGGTAAACAATCTATTTTAGAAGTGATTGTTAATTGTTTAAAACGAACTAATTTAACTCAAAATATTTATACTTATGTAGATGTAATTTATGAAGGGCAAACAAGCGGAACAAATACACTAGCAGAAACTTTTATAAACGCAAATCGATACATAAAAGACGATAATAATACCTTTATGAATTGCGATGAAGTTTTACGCTCTCTATTCGATTTATTTGGGTTGTGTATTACGCAATATAAAGGCGAATGGCTGATTTATAAGCCTAATTCATTAAAAGATAATAGTAGTTTAACTTATTACGGTTATGATAGTGACGGAGTGGCTTTAAGCCCTACAACTAAAACAATTGATTTAAGTTTTACGTTAGGCAGTCAAATTAATAATTTTTACCCACACCACGTTAATGCTAATCAACAATTAAGTATAGATAGTGGTATTGGTGCATATAGAATTAATTATAAATATGGTTTAGTTAAATCGTTTTTTAATAACATTTATCTACAAAGTACACCCCGTATATTTCCTTTGAAAAATATAGTTGACGAATGGACCATAGCGAGTTATACGTATTTAGATTTTCCTGTAAGTAATGAGGGTTTAATATTAAGTGGAGAAACACGAGGGCAACAAGATTTAATAATTACTTCTGATGTAGTTTCCTTAATTGAGGGTAATAGGATTTCTTATAGGGGAGCAATTGAGCATACTTTTTCAGGAACTAATTTTGGTACTGCATTATTTAGGTGTAAAGTAATATTAACAGACGGCACTAGTACTAGATATATGAATAAGAATGGGCAGTGGGACACATCTAACATTTTTATATTGTTTTCTGAGGTTAAATATTTAGGCTCGTTTAATTACGAAATAATATCAGATACATTACCTTTTGATGGTGATGCTTATATTGAATTATACACGCCGAACCCCACTAGTTTTGGTACTGATTATGATGTTACTTATTTGGTTTCTCAAAATAATCTAACAATTGCAGACAATGAACTAGAAGATATAAAAGGAGAAAACCATACATTTCAATTTAATACTACTGATTTTTCTACTAAAATTGAAGATGTAAAAGAAGTTTTTAATGGTGATAGTATATCTGATGTTTATATTGGTACAATTTATCAATCTGATGAAGTTACACCGACTGAGTTATGGAATCGTGGAAATGTGCGTAAAATAGCTTTACTGCAATACTCAGGTGAGGAAAGAATGGCAATGTATAGCAAGCCTTTAAGAGTGTTTAGCGGTGATATATTTGGTTTTGTTGATTACTTATCAGTCTTTGAAATTGATGGTATTACAGACGTTAAATTTATGCCAATAGAGTATAGTTATGATGCGTTAACTAACACTACAAAAATAAAGCTAAAACAAATATTAAATGATGCTGGTGGTCTTGATTACAATGATGTAGACTATACACCTACCTTTGATTATGGTAATGTTGTTGAACCTACTATAAAATAAAACTATTAAAAATAAATAATCAATAGTATTTAATTATATTTGTAATTATGATAAACGGTACGGATAGACTGATATATTTAAAGTGGGATGGGGAATATTTACCTATTGGTTGCTTAATTTCTGATAGTTTCGATGAAAGTACTGAGATGTTAGATACAACTACACGAGACAATGCAGGATGGAAAACAAGCGCACCAACAAATCAAAGTTATAACTTTAGTTTTGATGGGTTAATCATAAATACCAATTTTAACGGTGGAGATTTTACTAAGATTTCTTACGATAGACTTAGAACGTTAAAACGAAATAGAACTTTAATAGAATGGAAAATGCAAGATGCTGACTTAGTTTTTATTGATACAGGTTTTGGATATTTAACAAGTTTATCAGATAGCTCAAATGTAGACGAATTTATAACATTCTCAGCAAGTGTTGAAGGGTATGGCGCACCAGTAAGCACTACAGGGCAAGTTTTTAACCTTGTAGACGGTAATAGTAATAATTTAGAAGATGGTAACACTAACGAAATAATAACAGGATAATGAGTACAATTAAATTAAATGAATTAGCAACAACTAACATTTCTTTAACAGATTTCTTTGCAAAGGCTGACAATACAGGTTTAATGACTAAGAACACAATTAGCGAGTTAGCTACGTTTTTTGAAACAGTCGGCGAGGTTGGTTTTAAAGGTAAATTATTAATCGCTGACACGCCAAGCGTTGATGGTTGGTGGATAGCAGGAGAAAGCGGAACGTACACAAATGCAGGAGGCTTAGTTGTATCGTTAACTAATCAATTTGTAATAATTGTAAGACAAACTACATTTTCTAAAATAGACATTCCTTTAAACATTACGTTTGATGCAGTGCCTACGGATGGTAGTGCAAATGCTGTTACGAGTGAGGGAATTAAAGATTATGTAGATACCAAATTATCATTAATAGGATTAACTGTTATAACAGAATTTGATACAAGAGTAGATTCGGGAATACAATTAAATGGTTCATATACACCTAGCGCAAATACAGATGTTTTAAAATACAATGTTATAGAGGGTGATAAAGTAAAAATTCTTGGTTCAAGTGCTGATGCTACTGATAAGGCTTTATATGCCTTTTATCCTGCTGATAGTTATGCTAATCCTGTACAAGTAGGACAAGCAATGACTGTTTCTGAAACACTTTACAATTTAACAGTAACGGTTCCAACAGGTGCAACTGTTATGTATTTAGCTAAAAATGATGCTTATGATATTGGTATATTTTCAGAAAGAGATACAGTTCCTAAAAGCAACTCGACTGCAATTGTAGAGAGTAATGGTATTTTTAATGCAGATGTAGAAATTAAAGATAAATTATTAATTCCTTTAGATACTTCAAGAGTTAGAATTGATGGTGGTATTAAGTTTTCTGATGGTGCTTTTAACCCAACTTCTACAAGTGATGTTAGAATTTACAAAGTAGTAGAGGGTACTAAAGTCGCAATAATTGGAGATACAAAAGCAGATGCAAGTGGTTTTGCATTGTATGGAATTTATCCTGCTGATTCTTATGGCTCACCTATTACTTATGGTGTTGAATTACCTACAATTGAAACTAAATTTTATCAAGAAATTACAATACCAACAGGGGGTAATTTCTTTTATCTATCAAAATATGATGGTTTAGAAATCTATTTAAAAGAAGTTTCTACTATTCAAGATATAAAAAATGATATATCTGAAATAGATA